TAGTTTAGTAGCCATATCAGCACTTCCACCTTTTCAATGCGGCTTTAGCCCGCTCGCCATCCTTGGCATTTGCCGCTACTGCGCCCATTCTCGCACAAAACGACGCTTTTCGGCCCTTGTCGGCCTCTGTCTTAGGGTTCGGCGCGGGAGCCTTGAGATTACTACCAGTTTCCCGGTTGTACTTCTCTCGCCCTTTTTCCGTCAGCCCAGCGCCCTTGGACACCGGCAGCTTCTCGCCCCGACCAACTGATAACGAGACAGTTTTCTTCATTAAGAACCCATCCATCCTGTTGAGACAGTGCTTGGCCCGTATGACCGAGCCACGCGGGTAGGCGCATGATGCTCCCGATGCGCCACAGGGAAAGCAAAGGTGACGCATATCGCGTCAGCGGCGTCTGGTGACGCCAGCCCGCGAGCCTTCATCTCCTTTTTGCTCTCCAAAAAGATTGTACCGCGTGAATCCGGCTTCATCATAGGCGAAATAAGGTCAGTTTTCAAGAACCTGTCTTTCGGGATACTCGCCGTCTTCAGCCACTCGCGCATCTCACCCCACATCTGCGCCCTCATGTTGCCGTACATGATCGGGTTTTTCGACTTGTTGCCGAAGTTGACGCCCTTGATCTTGTACCGCTGCTCCTTCAACCTGTCCACGATGCCAGCGCCTAGCCCGCCTTCGTCGATGACCACCAGCGCGGGCTTCCACTCATCAATCGCCTCAATGATGTAGCCCACCACCGTCATGGTGTCGTCGCCACGGTGCCGATCAATCCGCACAATATCGCGCCCACGCCTCACCACAATCACCGTGGCATCCGCACCAAACCGCGCAGGATCAACTCCAATAATGATCGGGGCCGTTTGATCCTTGTACTGCTCCCTGACCATCGCATCTTCAACAATGTTGGACGCAATAAACTGGTCATCCCCCTCGCTGGGGAACATCCCGTACACCTCGACGTGCGCCTGACTGGATTCAGGGCCGTACTCGTCAATGATGTTTTGGTAAACAGCCTTGTCGGTGCCCTCCACCGTTCTAGCATCTACCACCTTGTTTGACCAAAAGTCGCGCTTGGAGTTAAAACACTCGTAAAAGTACCCGGTATTGCGCCGCGGGTTGCTGAACGCCAACCACAAGCGATTCGGCGTGTTCTCCGTAAAGAAGCCCGCCGTAACCGCCCAAATCGAGTCGTCAATACCGCTGGCCTCGTCAAAGATCACCAGCACACCATCGTGATTGTGTACACCAGCATACGAGTCCGGATTCTCAGCACTCCACAGCCGCCCCTCAACCGCCCAGTACCGCGTGCCCTTGCGAAGATCCTTCTCCACCAGTTGCGTCAACCACGTTGCCGGGGCTACCTTGGTCGCGCTGACCTCGAACCAGTGACTGTTGATGCTCATCGCCAGCCACTTGGTGATCTCGGCCCAGGTAACCGCCCGAAGCTGCGATTCGCTATTCGCTGAGATGATGGTCGTCGAGCCAATGCGCGTAGACAGCATCCAGATCGTCAGCCAACTCACCAGCGCAGACTTGCCGATACCCCGGCCAGACGACACCGCGTGGCGCAGCGTCTCAAAATCCACCAGCCCTTGTTGCCGCTTAACGTGCGTTGCAATCTCCCGCAACACCTCCCGCTGCCACTTGCGCGGCCCCTTGAAGTTCGCAAGCGGCGTGTTCTCTTGGCCCCAGGGAAACGCAAACAAAACAAACGCCTCGGGGTCGTCAGCAATAACTGGTGACCACAAAGTGGTCATCAGTTCTTGTTCTTCGGCGGGCTTGTAGATGGTGGTTTGCATTTGCCTAGTTTTCCTGTAAAATCATGGCATGAACCTCTCACCCATTGTCAACACCGATGCCAAGATGCCAGCCAAGATGCTAGATGCACTTGGCCTGCATGAAACCATCTGCATCGTGACCGGCGTGCATGAGGTCACCGAGCAGTCGGTTGTTGAGTTTTTGGTCAAGCGATACGGCGACAAATTTGCCGCCACCTTCAAGCCCGAATACTTGTTCAATAGCCCAACCGCTTGAGCAGTTGGTTGCTAAGAACACCGGCATACGGTTTCATCTGCAATGCCCGAATGTCCGTAGTGCGCGGGTTCATCACATCAGGAATGCCTCTGGCTTGCGCCGCTTCCGGCAGCAATTGGAAGATGTTGAGGTCTTCTTGCAACGTGCCCAACCCCTGCCCAGGCACGCCGCGAGGATAAGCAAAGTGCCCTGATTCCTTGATGATGGGCTGGCCCGCAAAAATCTCGCCCACGTTCATCACGCCGCCTTCTTGCGCGGCCAACTGCGCCGGGTCTGAAACCGCCAACCGCGCACCTCCAATGTTTAACCCGCCCTCGTTGCGGAAATTGGTATCCATCATGTTCTTGATGGCCTTGCGTGCCCTGTCTGGTGCTTTGCGAAACTGCGCCACACTTTCTGGATCAGAAACACCTTTCCACTCAGGAATAAATTCCTTGATTGACTTGTCAAGTGACCGCTTAGTCCTCTTGTTCATTGCAGCATCAGCATACGCCAGCATTGTCTCGCCGGTCATGGACGCAAAGTCGCCGCCAGTTGGAGCCATGCGCCACGGCAAATACAACGGGTTTTGCCCGGTAACCTGTTTGATGGCCCCAGCCTGATTCATCAACTGGTTCACCGGCCCCGTTGCAGATGACCAAACCTGTCCAGGGTTGTTGAACATAAAGTCCTGACCACCCTGCAACTCCACCGGCCTGTTGAACTTCACACCCTCCACGCCCGTCAACTGCCCACCACCAGCGGTGCGATCCGCCATGCTGGTAATAAACGGCCTGCCCTCAAAATCAGCCAACGACACCGTTGGCGCGTTTTGCGCTCCAGGATTCAACTGCACATCTCGCGTCAAAGCGTTCAACCGCCCCTGCTCTTTTACCCGTGGGTCATACCTCGGATCAAACGCACCAAATCCGCTGCGGCCTTGCTGCGGCAAAACATTCAACTGCATCCCCATGCGATTCATGTAGTTCTCAGCCATGCGACCAGCCTGGGGCGCAAGTTCCCTCGCACCAGCCTGCAATGCCTTGCCGCCTAACCTAGCCGCAGGCGACAGGAACGGCGCTACCGCCAGCGCAGCCTCGGCTACGTCAGGCTTCATCTGCAACGTCTGACCCCGACCAGTCACCAACGAATCGCCATACGACATCTTATCTAGTGTGCTGGCTATCGCTGGGGCCGACATGAACCTCGCCACGCCCTGCATCTGCTGCGTTCGCTCAGGCGAGAAGGTGGCAGCTAACAGATCCGCGAACGCACCAACATACGGGTTACGCTCGACCGCTTGCATGGAGTCAGGGTTTTGAGGCATGAGGGGATGATAAATCAAAAAATAAAATTTTTGTTCGTGATGCTACCGTAACCGTGGCCCTTTCGCGTCGGCCCCACCCCCCCTCGGTCGCCGCGGGCCAGCGGGCACCCGCGGCCCTGCCCGGCCTATGTAAGTGAGCACTCACCTACACACAAGGATGCGAACGCGTCTCGTCTACGCGGTTGACATAACACCCGTTGTCAACATTCCACATCCCTTGACTCGACATCGACAACATCGCTGTTGTCTTGCAACACACGTTGCTTCGCCTGGCTCAACGCATCCAGCACGCTGATGCGCGTGTCGGTTACCGCGACATCAATGCGATCACCATAGCGTTTGGGTTGCAGCTTCGCGGCTACCCATTTGCGTGCGTCAACGCGCAGCCGCTTGTCAGCTACCCAGGCGCTCATTGCCGCGGCCTCCAAGCCCGCTGGCGGCGTTGAATCGCTGATCTCAAGGATCTCTTCAGCCAGCCTGTCTGCGCGGTCTTGCAGGGCTTTCTCGTAGCGGGCTTGGAAGTCCAAGTCCTTGGCAATGCGATCACGCACCAAGTTGCCGCTAGGCATACCAGCGTTGCGCTCGAGCACCAGGCTAAGACTGCCGCCGTTCCGGATGCCGTCAATGATGATGAGCCAGCAGGGATGGTCTGGCGGGTAAATAACCGGCGCACCCCTTTTGGCGGGTAGCGCCTCTGCGCGTAGTTGCTTAGCAATCGGGCGTAACGTGGCTTTCCCCGTCTTCTTAATCTTCCCCTCCACCTCTTTCAACTCCCGTTCCAACTCCTCCACACGCTGATTCATATCAAAGCCCCCACTTGCTTAAACAAATTACTTCTATGCTGCTTCATTAACTCCATATCCGCAGGATATGCTAACTGCCCTGTTTTAATATTTTTCACCGCCCAGTAATTGGCCTTTCGCTCCACCTTGCCATCTGCAACAACTTTATAAGTTACCCAATCATCGGTATGGGCCTGGCATTTTTCAAACAAGAGCCACTTCTGCTCACCATCCTTCAACTCAACCTTGAGCTTCCACCCTTCAGCCTCATCAGGAACCCTGCCACCGTACATCTTCATGTTCATGCTCACCCCTTCTCCCTATAGATGCTGAATCATAACCCTATAGGAGCAACAACAACAAGCGCCCAAACCATCACGG